ATGAAATGGAAGAAGAAGATGAAATGGTTTATGAAATTGAACTTGAAGACGAAGAAGAAATGTCTGAAGAAATGGAAGAACCAAAAGAAGGTTGGGGATCTAAAGAAGGCGAGTACAAACGTAGAGATGGTCATAAGACTGGTGATGTAGATGGTCACTACAAAGACTATGAAATGGAAGAAGGCGAAATGGAAGAAACTGCAAGAAGCAACGCTTCTTTAAGAAAATATCCAAACGCTAAAACTGCAAACTCTAACGTTAAAGACTACGCTTCAGACAGATTAAGACCGGCAGTAAGAGAAAATGTTGAATTGAAAAAAGAAGTTCAACAATTAAGAGAGAAAAATGAAGAGTACCGTAAGGCACTTAACATTTTTAAAGAAAAACTCAACGAAGTTGCAGTTTTCAACTCAAATCTTGCTTACGCTACACGTCTTTTCACTGAAAATACAACAACAAAACAAGAAAAAATAAACATTTTAAGACGTTTTGATTCAGTTGAAACTCTTAAAGAATCAAAGGCTCTTTATCAAACACTCAAAGAAGACTTTAACTCTAAAAATGATTCAGTTGTTACTGAAAGTGTAAAAGCTAAAGTAACTAAATCACCTAGTAGAGGATCTGCGAGTAATTTAATTGAGAGCAAAACTTACGAGAATCCTCAATTCATGAGAATGAAAGATTTGATGAATAAACTCGGATAAAAATTAAACTTTAATAAATAATACTAAAATGGGAGCATTATTAGAATCAGGTCTTGTTGGTAACATTGGATTAAAACATTTAAAAGTTATCAAAGAAGACACAATTAACAAATGGGATAAATTAGGATTCCTAGAAGGTCTTAAAGGACACGTAAAAGAGAACATGGCACAATTATATGAAAACCAAGCTTCTCACCTAATCAACGAAGCATCTGCTTCAGATAACTCAGGTTCATTTGAAACAGTTGTTTTCCCTATCATTAGAAGAGTTTTCTCTAAATTATTAGCTAATGATATCGTATCTGTACAAGCGATGAACTTACCAATCGGTAAATTGTTCTACTTTGTACCTAAAATTCAGAACCGTAACGCAGACGGAAGTCACGTAGCACCATTTGGTGCACCTAACGGACCTGCATCACCTGACACTAACTATGATTCAGGTAAAAACTTGTATGACCGTTTCTACGAAGGTTCTGCACCAAACTCTGATCCTGCTGGATTATTTGATTATTCAAAAGGTGCTTTCTCTGCACAAACTAAAGACTTATTGAATGTTGTTTGGGGAACTGACGGATCATTAAGTGCTGCAACTGCAAGTGATTATACTGGTAACACAAGACAAGTTCTTGTTGAATTATCAGGATTCTCAAGTGCTGGTGCTGGTAAATTAATCGGACCTGATGGTCAAGAAATGGATACTGAAGATTTCTTAGCTTCATTAGAAGTTAGAACTTCAGGTACTACTAACTATTGGAACTTTAATGTAGTTACTCAGAAATACGGTAAAGGTATTGTTGAGTATGGTAGTGAGCAACAAACTACATTCTACAGTGGTTCATATCCAGGTCCAGGTGGTAAGTATGATAATATTTGCGACGCTGCTGGTAAAATTTATTTATCTGTAGACACTTCTACTCCAGTAGCTATTGGTTCGTCATCATTAGATGGTTACACTGGTACTACATTCGCTTCTGCACCTGCTTTCCAAGCAACTTATAGAGTGTACGAAGAATTGGAATTTGAAGATAAAATTGGTGAAGTATCATTTGATCTTGAGTCAGTTACTGTATCAGTAACAGAAAGAAAATTAAGAGCACAATGGTCACCAGAATTGGCACAAGACGTTTCTGCATTCCATAACATTGATGCTGAAGCTGAATTAACAGCTTTATTATCAGAACAAGTGGCTGCGGAAATTGACCGTGAAATCTTAAGAGACTTGAGAAAAGGTGCAGCTTGGACATTACGTTGGGATTACAACGGATGGAAGAGAGTATCTAACGGTTCAGTTAACTATAACCAAAAAGACTGGAACCAAACATTGATCACCGCGATCAACCAAATCTCGGCTCAAATCCATAAATCAACACTTAGAGGTGGTGCTAACTGGATCGTAGTTTCTTCTGAAATTTCAGCGATCTTTGATGACTTGGAATACTTCCACGTATCAAACGCAGCACCAGATCAAGATCAGTACAACATGGGTATTGAAAGAGTTGGTACTTTATCAGGTAGATATCAAGTATATCGTGATCCTTACTTCCCACCTAACACAGTATTGTTAGGACATAAAGGTTCTTCTTTATTGGATACAGGATACGTTTACGCACCATATGTACCATTACAATTGACACCAACAATGTACAACCCATTCAACTTTACACCTATCAAAGGTATTATGACAAGATACGCTAAGAAAATGGTTAACAACCGTTTCTATGGTAGAATTGTTGTAGATGGTGTACGTACATTTGACTTAAGAGAATTAAGATAATTAATTTTCAGTTATAAAAGAAAAGGGAACCAAACGGTTCCCTTTTTTTATTTAGAAGTAATTCTATATCTTTTACATATTTCTGATTCTTCACCAAAATATTTACACCTTAATTCAACCAATTCCCCTCTTTCTTCTCTGAACTTATCATAAATATGTGGTTTGTGTCCATTTCTAACCTCACTAGTTATTTTAGATTCTATCTCAATTATACGTGATCCAATTTCTGATTGTGTCATACCTTTATAATGTTAAAAAAAAAGGGGATCAACGACCCCCTTTATAAAATTAATATACATATTATGCTTTGTGAACTTCAGGTTCAGGAACCTGAGTTTCTTCTTGTTTTGGTGGAGTTGTAAGAACTCGGATTGCTTTTGATAATAGTTCTGATTCTTCAATACCGTATGCGTTACGAGTATGTGCCGCTCTACTTGCTTGAACTACCACGTATAGTGCTTGATCAGCGGTAAGGTTTCTGATGAAGTTATCCAAATCTGCGGTGCTGTTATAATTAATGATGTTATAAAGAGTACCTACGGGTTTGGGTTTTTCTTCTGTTGATCCTTCCATAACTTCTTTTACTTGTTCTTCTGTTTTATCCACAGTTTCTTCAGTTGCTTTTGAAGTTGTTTTTTTTGTTGTTGTTGATTTTGCAGTTGTCTCTGATTTTTTAGGACGTGCCATAATTTAAATTTTTTTTGTTGTTAATTGAAAAGTTTATTTTTCTACATATTTATACAATATATAAGAATTATATTTAAATTATCAAGTATGAATGAGTATATTTTATCAGAAGATTTGGCGGTGTGGTTTGGAAAAAAGAAGAAAAAGAAGGGTTCTTCACAACCCAAAGGTCCGTGGGTAAACATTTGCAAAAAGAAAAAGGGTGGGGGACATCCTCCTTGTGGTCGTAAGGATGCGGATAAGGGAGCATATCCTGTTTGTCGTGCTGCTGGTGTTGCGGGTAAAATGACTCAAGCTGAAAAAGATTCTGCGTGTCGTAGAAAACGTAAAAAAGAAAAGGAAGATCCTCAATCAGGAAAGGGTCAAAAACCTACACGTATTAAGATTAAGAATTACAAAAACAAAAAGAAAAACGAGGCGATTGATAAATTGGTTAATATGATTGTTGAAAGCCAAAACAAAAAACCGATTATTTCTGAGGAGTTACAATATCATTTGGATAATAAAATATCCATAAGTGAAACTATTTTTAGACACGGTAGTCCAAAATATTTTGATGTAATTAACGAAGCACGTAAATTATATAAACAAGGGATTGGTGAATGGTCTGAAGAGGATATTGAAATATTGGAATCAGAAAGAGGTAAGTTCTTTATCTATAAAGGTGAGAGATTACCTTTGGATTTTCCTTTGGTTAATGAGCAAGGGGAAGACACGTATTGGGCAACAGATGAGGGTAAAATAACTCTTCAAGATATTTTAGAACTTACCAAAGACATTAAAATTATTAACTTTCCAACTGAAAAATTGGCTAATATTGTCTTAAATTGGGATAATAATCCTGAGGAGATTGAACGAATTTCTCAAGTGGAAGTCTCATCTCAATATCCTATTTTAATTATGGTAGATGAGAATGGTAAAATTCTATGGATATTAGATGGAAACCATAGAGCACAAAAAGCATTAATATCTAAATCA